GCTATTTTAATTCCGCCAACGGGTTGTCTTGGTATTAAGGAATTGTCAAAACTACAAGCTGTCATCAATATATGTAATGATAAATATCATACCGATATTACTTTTCAAAATATCGTGCAAAGCGGACTAGATGATCCTAAAGTATATCAACTACTACAAAAGGGATACACCCAAAATATCTTCCAGTTTTCATCTAAAGGGATGACTAAATTTTTGGTAAGTATGCAACCAGATAAAATTGAAGATTTAATCGCAGCCAATGCCTTATTTCGTCCAGCAACACTAGATTCCGGATCTACAGATAAATATGTAGACTGCAAATTGGGAGATGCAGATCCTGTATATCTATGGGGAACATACAATGCCATGAAGAATACTTATGGTGTGCTGTGTTACCAGGAACAGCTAGCACAGATTGCACGCGAAGTTGGAAAATTCAGTTTAGGTGAAGGTGTCAAATTGGTAAAACTTATATCCAAGAAAAAAGTAGATAAGATTCTTGCCTTACGAGACAAGTTTATGGCCGGAGCTAATGAAAATGGGTGCCCAAAAGAAGATGCAGAAGCAATATGGCACATGTTTGAGGTAGCTGGTGGTTATCTTTTTAACAAAAGTCATGCAACCGCTTACGCTGTTACCGCCTATGCCGGAGCCTACCTTAAAGCCAATTACCCTACAGCTTTTTATACCATAGCTCTTCAATGGGCTAAAGATGATGAAATTCCTACATTAATGAGTGAGATGGAACTATGCAGTGAAGCAAAAATAGTTCCACCAGATATAAATGTAAGTGGCGGAACCTTTATTACAGACTATGAAACCAATAAAATTTTTTGGTCTCTTTCTCGTATTAAAATGTTGGGAGCTAAAGCTACAGAATGGATTATAAACGAACGAAATGTACGCGGAGAATTTAGTTCTATTGAAAACTTTATAGAACGAATATTCCGGTATAAATTAAAGCTGTACAAATATTGGGATGATCCAGACAACCCGAATGAAGCTACTAAATGCCCAGTTAATGCAAGACATGTCCGTCATTTAATATTATCCGGATGTTTTGACAAAGTAGAAAATGCCCAATCAGTCATAGAACGATATGCCATTTTAGAAAAAGCCGCAAAATGTTTAGGTTTTGAAATATCCGAAAAAGATATACCGGAAGATTTGAGAAACAAACATTATTTCTGGAGTCAACAGCAAATCGCAATTAGTGGCATTGGAGCTATCGACTATAAACGTATTTATGACAATTCAGAAGCAAAGCCCCAAATAAAAGGAAAAGCATCTTGGGCACTTTTAAAAAACATACAAGACCCCGATTATGATGGAAAACGCGTTGCTATTTGTGCTAACATTGTAGATATTGAGGAGAAAAAGTTTAAAGACAAGAAAACAGGTGAGAATCGAGTTTTCTGCAAACTTTTACTTCAACAAAACAATGACCTGGTAGAAATGGTCATCTGGAATGATGAATGGATGAATGTCCGGGCAACACTTTGTAAGGGTGGTTCTCTTAGCAGTGCAAAGAACAAAATGCTTATATGTTCCGCCCAAGTTAAATACAGTGACTATACAGGTGGAAACAATCTTCAGTTATATAAATCTTCAATTATAGACATATTATGAAAATAAAAGCAAATATACCAGTTATTATGACTATTGTCGGACCATCTGGAAGCGGTAAGACAACAATGGCAAACATCATGTCTGAAAACGGCATTCCAACAATAGTATCATATACAACACGTCCCATGAGGGAAGAAGAAACAAATGGAAAAGAACATTGGTTTGTAACTCCGGAAGACAAGCCCCAAATGTCTGAAATGATAGCTTATACACAATTCGGCGAACATGAATATTGGGCTACATTGCAACAGGCAAAGCAGAAGATATGTACATACGTAATTGATGAAAAAGGTCTGAAATATTTAAAAGAAAAATTTCCAAACTCATTTATTATATTTTCTGTATATATCGACAGAAGTATAGATGATCGAATAAATTGTGGAATCGACCAACAGCGATGTGAACGCGATTTGAATCGTATAGAGATACCTTTAAATAAATATGATTATGTTATTCATAATAATTATTCACTCGAAGAATTTAAACAAAAAGTTAAACAACTCACACTAAGTTTATTAAAATAATATGGCAACTCCTAATAACGAAAAGCCAATTATCGTGGCTTTTACCTTAGACTTTGAGACTGGCGGTTTGGACTGCCAAGATTGCGCATGTACCCAGATTGCAATCCATGCAGTACGTATAGATACTTTTGAAACAATTGACAGATATGTAAAATACATATCCCCATATAATAAACAGCCGGATAAAGGTGTGGCTAAACGTAAAGTTTTGAAGAGTAAATTTGATAAAGACGATGAACAGCCCATGAAATATGAAGAAAAAGCTCTGACTTATTCCGCCATAACAATGGATATGTTAGAATCTCTTGGTATGGACATCAAGCAAGTTGCGGCAGAGGTTATTGATTTTATCCGCAAAAACATATTATCAAAAGGTCGCAACATAAAACCCTTCTTAATTGGCCAAAACATTGGATTTGATATAGGATTCATGCAACAGTTAATGGAATATGGAGGACAAATGAAAGAATTTGCCAAATTAATGAGAGGAGAAACAGATTTCTATGGGCACTTCCAGCCTTTATATATAGACACAATCGTTTTAGGACAATTGGCTTTATCTCATTTAGATGGCATGAGCAGTTATAAATTGGAAATCATGGCAGAAAAATTTGGTATCGAACTAGATGATGCCCATGATGCAGATGCTGATGTAACAGCAACGACCAATGTGGCTATGGTATGTTCCCAAAGGATGCGTAATGCTTCCGGCATAGATGATGGTAGTATGGTTATGACCAAAACAGAAAAATCACGTGTTCATTTCAAAATATAAAATATGGTAACAGAAGAAGAAAAGCAACAAGCGCAATCAATTGGACTGGAGCCAGAAGTAGTGTTCAACACTCTTTCAGACCGAAGAATCCTGGCTGTACAAACCGAAGATACCCATGAAACTATTATGGAAATTTCCGGATATGATTTACAAATAAATTTTAATCGGGATAAGTTACAGAATATTGCAGATATAGAAAGTATGCTAGATGGACTCAAAGACCTATTCAGACGGGTTGTTATGCAAGATTTATTAGAAAGTAATGTTGAAAAAACAAACTCATAAAGCCTTTCCTAGCTATTCTTAGTAAACCAAGCCCAGTTGAACATATCGGCTGGGCTTTAATACAATTAAAGAATGGAACTAAAGAAACCAGAATCGTTGAATAAACAAGAAATTGATTTTTGTGAGCTGTTCATTTTCGGCTGTGACCCTTATGCTGGAAATGCTCGCAAATGCTACGAAGATATATTCTATGATTCCAGTCATACCTCTTTAAGAAAGGCAAAACAATTAATGGCGCGGGATGATGTACAAGAGTATATCAATCAGTTGCGAGCTATCGCAAATTATGAAACAGCCGATCTAAAAGCTCGTCTAACAGAAAAACTATTGCATATTATAGACGAAACTTCTACAGCAAAATATACAGATCGAAGAGGCACAGAGCTATCACCAGCTCCATTACGTTCTGTAGCTGTGCAAGCATCAAAAGCTTTAATGGAAATGTATCCAGTAAAGGTAGCACAAGAAAGTAAAGTTGAATTGAAAGGTAACGGTGACTCTGGTATTGTTTTCAATGTCATTGTTCCTCAATCTAATAATGATAATAATGTTGAATAAAAGAACAAATGGTAGGACGAAAAATTACAATCATTGCCTCCCCTTTATTGAAAGAATGGAAATTGAAAAAGTTAATTGGAAGGGATGGGGTTATTATTAAAAAGAATCAAAATCAAAAAACAAAAGGCGTATGGGTACGCTTAAATGAGCCATTTGCAAATGAACTAGAATGGTTTATCCCAATCCAATCAGTACAAATTACTTCACATTAATATGGAACAGTTGGATAAAGGCATCGGATGGCTTCAAAAATTACTTAACCTACAAAAGAGATATGGCTTTTTCAGCATTATAAAAGGACTATTTCTGTTGTTTTTAAGTGGTTACATCATATTTTTCGCATTAAATCCAAAGTATCTTTTGGATCGTATGTCCGAAATAACAACTGCCCAACATGACCATCTAGTAAATACAAGGTTATCTGCGGATTCCAATATTCGCCATATTTTATCTAAAATGATATTTACCACTAATGCTGACCGGGCATGGTTAATAGAATTTCATAATGGAAGTAAAAATCTGACAACAGGATTGCCATTCCTTTTCGGTTCAATGCGAATTGAAGAAGTTAGGGATAGTATATCAAACGTTGACGAAGACTATGCGGATTTTAGCTTATCAAAATACAAACTTGTGGCAAAAGTATTGGACGATGGGTATTTTTATGGTGGGTTGGACGACATTCAAAAAATAGACCAACGCTTATATTACAAATTTCAAGCTAACGATATTAGCGAAATAGCCTTATTGACATTGTATGATGGGGAAAAGCCTGCCGGAATTATTGGATTATCGTTTTGTAATGGCAAAAAGATGGACAAACAACTGGTTGGAAAACATATCAGAAGCAGTGGCATAAAAGTAGCCACATTACTATCACAAATAAAAGATTAAGACTATGGAATTAAGATTAGAACGTCTATGGCCAAAAGAGACTTATACTATTGGCAGACTATATATCAATAATGAATTCTTCTGTAATACCCTAGAAGACAAGATAGTTGATAAAAATAAAAATGGAATATTCGATAATGGAGAGAAAAAGGTTTATGGAGAGTCAGCAATTCCGTATGGTACCTATAATATAATCTATAACTGGTCTCCCAAATTCGGTCGTAATCTTCCAAGATTATTAAATGTTCCCCATTTTGAAGGTATTCTCATACATAGTGGCAACACCGCCGCAGACAGTG